TAAATATAATAAAATATTAAGGAATTTATAATATGGCCAATTCAACATCAGCTAATCTAAAATTAACTGTTCAAGCAACTGGAGAAAATTCAGGAACTTGGGGACAAATTACTAACACTAACTTACTAATTCTTGAACAAGCAATTGGTGGTTATGATGCTGTAGGGTTAAATGCAACAACAGGTGCAACTCTAACTTTTTCAAATGGTGTCTTATCTAACGGTAAAAACCAAATATTAAAATTAACAGGAACTATTACATCAAACGTTGATGTTGTAATCCCGGATTCCATTGAAAAAACATACATGGTAGAAAATGCAACTACAGGTGTTTTTACTGTAACATTTAAAACAACTTCTGGATCAGGTGCTACTTGGTCTACCACTGATAAAGGATATAAAATTTTATATTCTGACGGAACTAATATCGTAGATATTACAGCAGATTTAGGAGACATAACTGCAGGGGCTATTAATTCAGGAGATATTACTTCAGGAGATATTACTTCAGGAGATATTACTGCCACAGGACACATTTTACCCGGTGCAAATGATACTTATGATTTAGGAGCTTCAGGAAACGTATGGAGAAACATATATACAGGAGACTTACATCTTAGTAATAAATTTAAAGAAAAAGGTAATATAGTTGATGGAACTAAAGGAAATTGGACTTTACAAGAAGGTGAAAATGATATATTTATGATTAATAATATATCTGGAGAAAAATTTAAAATTAATTTATCTAAGATATAAGGAGATTTATAATGGCTATTATTTCAAATGGAAATACAATTATTGATAATGGAGCAATTGATGCGAACGAAGTCGATACTACGCAGATTGCAGCAAACGCAGTCGAAACAGCAAAAATAAACGACGATGCAGTAACAGCTGCTAAGTTAGCAGACACTGCAGTAACTGCGGGAGCTTACACTTCTACAAGTCTTACTGTAGATGCTCAAGGTAGAATTACAGCAGCTTCAAGTGGAGCAGGTGGTGCAGGGGGTTTTGTACCTCAAGCAGTACATATTGGCCCCACAAGTGGAACTTATACAGCTAACCCAGGAGCCAATGCTGGTTTAAGTTATATTTATGCCGCAGGAGGAGGAGGCGGTGGAGGAACTGGAAATCCATCAAATAATCCTGGTAGGGGAGGAACTGGAGGAGACGGCGGCTTTGGTGCTTACTTTAAATCTGTTTCAGGTGGAACAGGTTATCCTTACAATATTGGAGCAGCAGGAAATGGTGGTGCATATTCTCCCGGCACTAGTGGTGGTAGTGGCGGTGCTGGATCACCTGTTTCATTTCCTCAATTTGGAACAGTAAATGGTGGTAACGGCGCTGGTGGAGCCTCTTATCAAAACCGGGGTGGTGATGGTACTGATGGTACTGCACCAGGAGCAACTTTAACTTATCCAGAACGTAATATGTTTGTAGGAGGAGAGACTTTATTTGGAAAAGGTGGTAATCCTGGTGGTAATCCTGGTGGCATTGGTGGAGCCGGAGTACAAGGTGCAGTATTTTTATATGAGAACATAGGAGTTTAATTATGGCTTATTTAATTTTTAATAAAGACTTGGATAATGTATCAGGTACATTATGCGCAATAGCAGCAAATAATACTGATCTAAATAATTTAAATATAGACCTAGATACTATAAAAAAAATAACTATAGATGATAGTGTTTTTTCACAAGTACAATTATCTGAAAGTTTTCCAGAATCTTATGATGGAGAAACGGTTATTTATGCAGTAGTATCTCATAGTTATGAAAACCAGGAAATATTTCAAACTGACATTAATAACAGAATTTCTTTAATAAACCGTTTTTTAAAATTTAACGGAGATCACCCAGATTATACAAAATGGAATAATTTTAAAACTCAACTTGAAAATTTAGACATAAAAGGTCTTACTTATCCTTATGAAAAAAGTTTAGAAAAACATTTATTAGATAACTCATTAACCTTTCTAAATCCTTTACAATTACCTTAAAATATTATATAAATTTTTGAATGTTTTCAAGAAAGATAAAGTTCAGTTGTCATGAAGATTATTTTGATCAAAAAGAAGATTACCCCATACCTACTGTAGTAAATATACCAGAATGGTATAAAAAATTAGAACATTCTATGGAGAAAATGACAGTAAAAGGGTGCATGCCTTTTTTAGATACTTTAAAAATAGGTTATATTTTAAAGATACCCCAAGATATAATAATTAAACATAATGTCCCTAATCCAGAAAACGAAAATAAATTAGATTCTTTTCAAAAAACATCCCTAGATAATCAATCTGGTTTTGTAGCAGCAAAATCTTTAAATTTTAATGCCGGTATTTCGGAAGCACATCCTACCTATCAATTACAAGGGGCTCCTGTAATTAAAAAAAATAGTGACCAACCTTTTCATAAAATTTTAAATCCATGGAACATAACTACTCCCGCTGGATATTCTTGTTTATTTGTTCCTCCTTTAAATAATGCAGATGGTAGGTTTTCAATTCTACCCGGTATTGTAGATACGGATGAATTTAATAATCCAATTAATTTTCCAATAGTATTAAATGGAGATAAGTACCCTAGCCAAGAACTTTTTCTTAAAAAGGGAACTCCTTATGTTCAAGTAATTCCATTTAAAAGAGATAATTGGAAAATGGAATTAGTTTCTATGCCTGAAAAACAAATAAAAAAAAACAAACTCTTTTACGATTTAACTTTACTTAATAAATATAAAAATAAATTTTGGAAAAGAAAAACATGCAAATAAAAGATTGTATTAAAGTATATGAAGATGTGTTTCCTCTAGAAACACTATCATCTATTATTAGATACCTGAATGTCATAGAGTTTAATCCTGCTACAATAGTAAATAATGGAACAGATAGGAAAATAAGAAACACTGAAGTCTATAATTTAAGTAGACTAAATGATAAAATGACGGATGTCCATTGGGCTGCGATCATACAAAAAATTTTAGTAACATTAATAAATAAATACTTTAAAGATATGCAAAGTGAAATTTCTTGTAATAGAATAGTGGACATATCTTTTTTAAAATATGAGGAAGGTGGATTCTACAAATGGCACACAGATCACTGCGCTGAATTTCCAAGAACAGTTAGTGCTATATTTATATTAAATAATGACTATGAGGGGGGAGAGTTGTGTTTTAGAAACCCTGATGGTAGTGGTGAAATTACTATAGATAAAAAAGCTAATTCAATTATACTTTGGCCCAGTAATTTTTTATACCCACATACAGTAAAACCTGTTAAAAAAGGTACTCGTTTTTCAATAGTGGGTTGGGCTCTTTAAAAAAAAATAAATTATGTTAAATTTTAAAAAAGATATTAAATTTAAAAAAATTGAAAACTTTCTAAGTAAAGAAGAAATAGAAATATATAAAGAATATTTTTTAATCAAACATAAAAACAATACTAATGAGTTTGATTTCATACAAAACAACAACGGAGACACTATTTTGTATGCTGACGCATTAACCGAATCTCTATTAATGCAAAAGAAAAATATAATAGAAAAAGAAACTAATTTAAATCTTCATCCCACTTATTCTTATTTTAGGATGTACACAATGTTTGCTGATTTAAAAAAACATTCAGACAGACCTTCTTGTGAAATTAGTGTAACAGTTATGGTAGGGTCTAGTGGTGAAAAATGGCCTATATTTATGGATGGTGTATCAGTAGAATTAAAACCTGGAGATGCGGTTATTTATTTAGGCTGCGATGTAAAACATTGGAGAGAAGAATTTTTAGGGGACTGGCACTCTCAGTTTTTTTTACATTATGTAGATAAGAAGGGTCCATATGAAAAACTTAATTTAGATAATAGATTATATCTAGGAGCACCAGATTGGTGTAAAAAAAATGCAATTTAAACAAAAAAAAGACGGTTCATGTGATATGGTATTTTCTTGGAAAGAGATATTTATAATAATAAGAAAAAAAAAATTAACTTTTACTGCAGAAGGTTTAAGACATTTTGGAAATGTTCTAATTAAAATAGTATCAGAATGGAATATGAATTTTAATGAAAAGTTACAAAATAAACAAACTAAAGAAAAAGATTTAGATAAAATTAAAGGAGAATAATCTAATGCAATATAAATTAGATCAATTTATTGGTATTTTAGATTAAATCTAAACATAGTAATGAAACCTTAGAAATTTTGTAGTTATAGGTCATTATATTGTTTCTTTCATTATCTATATAATTAATATATAAGGCATTATATGCTACAAAAACTTAACTTTAAACCTGGTTTTAACAAACAAGCCACTGAATCAGGGGCTGAATCTCAATGGGTCGATGGTGATTTTGTTAGATTTAGATATGGACTACCTGAAAAAATAGGGGGTTGGTCACAACTTACAAATTCTAATAATACTTTACCTGGAGTAGCACGTGCTCAACATGCTTGGACAAGCATTGCAGGTGAGAGATATGTAGCAATTGGAACATCACAAGGTTTATTTTTATATTATGAAGGTGAGTTTTTTGATATTTCTCCGCTTGCAACAGCAATCACTGGAGCCACTTTCGATGCTACCTCCGGTTCACTTACTATTACAGTTAATAAAACATCACACGGTTTATTAGATGGAAGATATGTTACTTTTTCTTCAGTAACCGTTCCAACAGGATCCGGTTATGCAACATCTGATTTCACAAATAACACGTTTGAAGTTTTAAATAAAACAGCTAATACCTTTCAAATTACCATGCCTTCTAATTCCGCAGCTTCAAGTTCAGGAACAGGTTCAGCACAAATTGATCCTTATGATATTGTTGGTCCAACTTTTCAAACAGCGGGTTTAGGATGGGGAACTGATACTTGGGGATCAAATACATGGGGAACTGCAAGTGCTACTAGTAATGTAATTTTAGATCCAGGTTTATGGTCTTTAGATAATTTTGGTCAAATATTAACTGCAACTATTCACAACGGTAAAACATTTACCTGGAATGCAGGAGCTGCTACACCTAGAGCAAATAGAGCAACCGTTATGTCAGGTGCTCCTACTAAAACAAGATTAACTCAAGTATCCGATAGAGATAGACATTTATTTCATTTTGGAACAGAAACTACAATTGGTGATACTTCAACATTTGATCCAATGTTTATTAGATTCAGTGATCAAGAAAACTTTAATGAATATCAACCAACAGCAACTAACACCGCAGGAACTTTTAGATTAGATAAAGGTAATGAAATTATTGGAGCAGTTTCAGGTAAAGATTATACTTTAGTTTTAACAGATAGTTCTGCTTATGTTATTCAATACGTTGGTCCACCTTTTACTTTTTCAGTTAGACAAATGGGTACTAACTGTGGTTTGATTGGACAGAATGCCTTAAGTTATTCTAACGGTATTGTTTTTTGGATGTCTGGCGAAGGAGGTTTTTTTATGTACGATGGTACAGTTAAAACTATACCATGTTTAGTCGAAGATTTTGTATTTACAACAGATGGAAATAATTTAGGAATAAATTATAATTCTAGTCAATTAATATATTGTGAACATAATACTTTATACAATGAAATTAATTGGTTTTATCCCGCATCAGGTTCAGAACAAAGTAATAGATGTGTGGTTTATAACTATGCAGAACAGGTTTGGACTACTTCTTCTTTAGATAGAAGTTCTTACATAGATCAAGGAGTTTATGAGTTACCTTACGCAACTGATTATGATAAAACAGCTCTACCTAATTTTCCAATACAAGGAATTACAAATAAATATGGTGCATCTACTTACTATGCTCAAGAAACCGGAACCGATCAAGTCAACTCATCAGGCACAACTTCAATTGATGCTTTTATTTTATCGGGAGATTTTGAGATAACCAATAATAATAATATAGCAGATCTTACAGGCGACGGAGAATATATGATGTCCGTTAAACGATTTATACCTGATTATAGGTACCTGTCAGGCAACTCAAAAGTAACTTTATTTTTAAACAATTATCCTAGTGAAACGGCAGTGAGTTCTTCTTTGGGACCCTTCACAATCAGCACTACCACTGATAAAATAGACACACGTGCTAGAGCAAGATTTGTAGCAATTCAAATAGCTAACGACGCTGTCGGTGAAACATGGCGTTATGGTACATTAAGATTAGATGCAAAACCAGATGGTAGAAGATAATGGCTAAAGTAACTGCATATATACCTGAACCAAAACAAGAATATGAAGTAGAAAATCAAAGACAGATTTTACAGTCTTTAACTACTTTAAAAGATGAATTAAACTTTTCATTTCAAAATGATTTGAAAGAAGAACAAGATACCTATAACTATTTTTTATCCTAATGACTATACAATATAAAAACGAAACTTTTGATTTAACAACTACTAATTTAACAACAGTGTTAACTATTTCTACATCAGCGGTTGCAATAGTTAAAACAGTTCAAGCAGTACATGACACTGCCAGTGCTGTTGATACTGATTTATTTATTAGAAAAAACGGAGCAGGTGCAGATGTTCAAATTAGCCATGAGTCACTAAATAAAGAAACAGCTAATATGTTAACAAACACCTTGAATTTAGAAGCCGGAGATGCTATAAAAATGCAAGCAGGAACAGCAAATGAAATATCAGGTATTGTGAGTTATGCTTTAATAGACAGGTCACAACAAAATGGATAAAGATATATTAAAAATAGATTGTACAACAGTAGTAGTTCTAAGAAACACTAGGACTAATAAAATATATAAAGACGAAGTAGAGAAAGACGCTGATATAGCTGATCCAAATACTGAAACAGTAGCAGAACATGTTGCTCAAGATTTGACAGTTCATGTATCACCGAAAGGACTAAACGTTTTACAGAAAGTAATGAATCAAAATAATGACAAACCAAAATCCTAGAGGCGGAACAGAATTACAATTTGAATATTTAAGAAAACACGTTGATCCAAAGTTATTGGATCAAGTTCAAATTACCACCTCTGTACCTGAAAAAATTCCATTACATCCCACAAAGTTAAATATACTTTGGCAAAAAAATTCATACGACCAACCTAATATTGCTCCCTGGATGAGTGATAAATCTAATCATGACAAATATGACTGGTATGTATTTAACTCTCATTGGAGCCATGAGAAATTTAGAATGATGTACAATCTACCTAACCATAAATGTATTGTAATAAAAAATGGTTTAGGTAAAGATATAAAACAAGCTGCTCCCTATAAACAAGGACAGCCTCTTAAAATCATACATCAAAACACACCTTGGAGAGGACTTTCAGTTTTACTAGGTGCAATGCAGTTAGTTAAAAACCCTTTAATTACTTTAGATGTCTACTCCTCTACAGAAGTGTATGGTAAAAATTTTTATGATAATAACGATAAAGACTATGAGTCTTTATACGAACAAGCAAGAAACCTTCCCAACGTTAATTACATTGGATACAAACCTAACGATTATATTTTAGATAACTTGCATAATTATAATATGTATGTTTATCCAAGTATCTTTGAAGAGACTTCTTGTATATCTTTATTAGAATCTATGGCCGCGGGTCTATATTGTATTACTACGAACTATGGAGCTCTATTTGAAACCGGTGCAGAATTTCCAATGTATATACCTTATGATGAAAATTACAGAGGATTAGCTGAGAAATTTGCTTATGGTATAGAAGCAGCAGCTAAAACTATACATGACAAAAGTATTATTAATCATCTCGATTCTCAATCGAGTTATGCAAAAATTTATTACGGGTGGCCTAAGCAAGCATCTTCTTGGACTAAATTTTTAAAAGGAGCAATACAGCATGGCAAAGTCTAACGAACCTATATGGTTTAATGAAAACAAAGCTACGACACTTAATGCAGACACTTATCAAACGATAAAAACAAACAAAGTAGACTCAGGTACAGAAGTTATAGAAATAAATTTAGGACGTTCTCCTTATAGAATTATGGTATGCACTCCCTGTCATAGCGATGTTTCTATGCATTACTGTCAAGCTGTTTTAAAATTTCAAATGGAGTGTTGGCAAAAGAAAATAATGGTAAGTTTTACTTTACTAAAATCTTCACTAGTAACCCAAGGAAGAAATTTATGTGTAGCTGAAATGTTAAATGGTCCAGAGAAATACACTCATTTATTATTCATAGACTCTGACATAGATTTTGAAGCAAAAACTATTTTTAAAATGCTTGAAAAAGACAAAGATATTATATCATGTCCTTACCCTATGAAAGATTTAAATTGGGACAAGATGTGGAGAAGAACTACTGTTAAAGAAAACGCTGTTACAAACGCCGAGGAACTAGCTACAGCAGGGTATACTTTCCCTGTTAAAATAAAAGATCCTCATTCAATAACAGTTGATAAAGGGGTTATTGAGATGACTCATGCTCCTACTGGATGTATGTTAATTAAGAGAGAAGTTTTTGATAAGATGATTAAAGCTTATCCCGAACTAGAGATTTTTCAACCTACTATTATCAACGGTAAAGAAGTCAAGAAAGACAATATGTATAATCTTTTTGACACTTTGCATGATACTAAAACTAAACGTTATTTTGGAGAAGACTTTGGTTTCTGTCAAAGATGGGCAGATATAGGGGGTAAGGTGTATGGTTACATAGATGACTATATTACTCATGTCGGAGACCATCAATATAGAGGTCGTTTTAGAGATGATTTGTGGCAAGCTACACGACCTGTAAAAGCAGTTGACGATACTAAAAAAATCAAATAAAGTACCGTATTACAGGATTTCGATGCCTGCTTAACAATATAAATATATTTAAATTATGGCAATATCTAGATCTTTAATGAACAGACAACTAAGAGCAAATGGTGGAATTATGGAAGTTACACCGAGAGAAAATTTTGGCTTAGGTAGCAAACTTAAAAAATTCGTTAGAAAAATTATACCCAATGAAGTAGCAGATATTGCAGTTAAAGCTGCACCGTTTGTTGCACCTTTCAACCCTGCTCTTGCAGCGGGAATGTCAGGTTTAGGTACCTTCGATCAAACAGGAAGTATTAGTGCAGGTTTAAAATCTGGAGCTATGAATTACGGTGGTGGTCAGTTAGCAAGATACGTAGGTGGCGCAGGTTTCCAAGGTAATCCTTTTGGACAAGGCGGAGCATTTACTGGAAGTGGTTTTAAAAGTGGATTCAGTAGCCCTTTAGGTAATGACACTGGTCTTGGTAAATTTTTCTCGAACCGAGGAACTGATGCTATTCAACCTGTAAGTGGAGGAGAGTATGGTCAATTTACAGAACCGACATTTGGTGCAGGTGATGTATTAGGTGGAGAAATGGGGACAACGGGAGCTGGAACAGTTTCAGGATCTACTACAGGCTCAAACAGCTTCACTGAAAAAGCATTTAATCTTTTAAAAAAAGGAACTAAAGCAGCATTTTATAATGGAGATAAATTAGACAGAGCAGCAGTAATTGGGGCAGCAACAGCTGCAGCTTCTTACGCAGAAGCTTTATATTTAGCATCTCAAGCTGGAGTAGACTTAACCGAAGAAGAATACGATGAAGCTCAAAGAGCAGAGAAAAAAGAAGAGTATGCAGGTTACTTAACTAATTTCTTTGGTAGTAAAAAAGATGGTGGTAGAATAGGTTATGAACAAGGAGCCAATGAACTTATGTCAGACATTACTATGAGAGGTGAAATGGACATAGATGATTTAGGTATAAGACAACAACCCAGTACAGTATTAGTGATGATAGAGGGTCCTTCTGGAGTTGAAATTAAAGAAGTTCTTGAGTCAGATGCAAGAAGATATAATTTAAATATAGTTTCAGATTCAGGTGAGTTTGCAGACAAAGGATCAGAAATAGATTTTTCATCTTTAGGTAAAAAAGATGGTGGTAGAATAAACAGAAGATTAGGTTCACCAGAAAAAGGTGAAGGAGATGGCCTTATGGAAATGTTATCTGTGGAAGTAGATGCAGGTGGCGATGAAGAGGAAGAAAATATGACGATGGCATATTCAGATGTAATCTTTAACAGAAGAGAAAAAGGAGCTTTATTTAGATCTTTAGGAGATCCTAGAATGCAACAAACAACTAAATCGTTTAAAGACTTAGACAACATTCTTAAGCATCCAGGTATGTTTCCAGAAGATGAATTTATGTTAAAAGAATTTTTAAAACTAAAAGGTTATAAAGACGGCGGAAGAATAGGTTACAAAGATGGAACAGGTTCTTCTAATAGAGTAGCACAATTAATGTTAGAAAGAGATTACTTACTTTCTAAAGATGAAGATGTTTCTTTTATAGACCTAGAGTTAGAAAGAGATTTTGGAATTCAAATGAAGGCTGAAGGCGGTATCATGGAAGCTAAAGTGCCTACAGGTCAAATGAGAAAAAACAATGCTGGAGTAGCTGAGAGAGACTATAGACAGACAGGTGGATTTGTTCCGGTTGGAATTAAAGAGAGAGCCGATGATGTCCCTGCTATGTTATCTAAAAACGAATTTGTAATGACTGCTGATGCGGTACGTGGTATTGGTAATGGCGACGTTGAAGAAGGTTCTAAAAAATTATACAACACAATGAAACAAGCAGAACAAGTAGGTAAGGCATAATGGTAACATATAATAAACAAGCTCCTTATATAGAAGCTGGTCAAAAAAATTATTTAGATTTATTAACACAACTAATAGGTCAAGCTCCTGGTTCTAATATAACGGATGCAGATGGAAATGTGACAGGCACTGTACCAACGTTAGGTGAAATGGGGCCACAGATTGCCGATCAAAACGCTTTAACTCAAGCTGCTCAACAAGCGGCAGCAACTCAAGCAGGTTTAGGTCAATTAACTTTTGGTCCACAAGGACAAGTAACAGGTACCGGTCAAGGTACGGGTGTTGCAGGATACCAATCTTATTTGGATCAAGCAAATCAATATACAGGCCCTAATGCTTACCAACAATTTATGTCACCTTATCAACAAGATGTTATTGATACAACTCTACAAGACTATGATATTCAAGCACAAATAGGTGCGCAAGGAACCGCAGCAGATGCTATAACAGCAGGGGCTTTTGGAGGTGGTAGAGAAGGTGTACAAAGAGCACAGTATCAATCTAATTCAGATAGAAACAGAGCAGCAACTCAAGCAGGTTTACTACAACAAGGTTTCACTCAATCTAATCAATTAGCAAACCAAGCCTTCGGACAACAAATGAATTTAGCATCACTACAACCATCTTTAGCGGCCACTAACATACAACAACTGGGTGCAGCTGGAACTCAAAATTTAGCTTACGACCAGGCTTTACTAGATGCTCAACAACAACAAGCACAAATGAAATATAACGAACCTTTTAATAGATTAGGAATATACGGATCAGGAATAGCTTCTCAAATGAGCGGCACGCCTTACATGACAAACACTATGGGAATGGGTGGACAGAATGTTGGACCATTAGCTGGAGCTCTATCTGCAGGATTAAACGCTTATGGTTTAGGAAGCATATTTGGATCAAGAGGATAATTAATGAATTTTAAAAGACCATCATTTAAAAGAGGCGGATCTACAGGAATAGGACAACTAACTCCTAGAGTTCATGCTAATATGGGTTTCCCAAATTTTGGTGTGAGTCAAGGAGATAATACAGCTTATCAAAAATATTTAGAAACAATGAGAGCGAACAAAGCTTCCAAAGAACCTAGTGGTATTGCATCAATGATATTGGGAAAAAGATATACTGATCCTAATTTTAAATCACCTTTTATGAACCCAGACGCACCTTTCTTTTCTAATAGAACAGGTTTTGAGTTTATGAATTTAGGAGTAGGTAATGACGATTCTAAAATAACAAGAAGTGCAGACACTCCACAGGGAGACGTAAATGTATATGACGACGATATGGAAGGAATGTTCTCGGGAGTAACCGAAGGTAGATTTGTTACTATGGATGATGGTAGAATCACAGATACTAAAACAGGAGAAACTGTTACTGAAGATCAAATTTCTATAATATTAGAAAATGAGAAACCTAAAGAAAAAATAAATATAGATGAATCTTTAGGCGAACTTTCTATGAAAGATTCAATAGAA